CAGCTTACCAGCCAACTCGCGAAACCGCTGTTGAGAACCCTTAGACAATCCTTTTTCAAATACTTCAATCTCAGATGGTTCTGGGGCGGCAGAAGTAGCGGATGTCTTGGAAGTAGCGGGATCGTTGACAGGAGGTGCAGCCTTCTCTACTGCTGGCGCAACAGGAGCTTTGGCGGCTGCCTTAGCAACGGGAACCTCGGGCGCGGGCGGCTGGCTCAACTGCTGACGCAAAGAATCAATCCCCATTTTAGGAGCGGCTGACGTTGCGGCAGGAGCCTCGAGCGTTGCCGTTCCACCGCCATCGCCACCGTCCGCATTCATCAGCTTGAGAAGTTTGTACATAGAGTTACTTTTTTGATTTAGGTTTCTGTTGCTTCTTACCTTGAGCTTCCTCGTGTTCCCGTTCCGCGTCAATCCTTAATTGGTCGAAGGGATCAATGCCCCTGTAATTGGCCTCAACAGGGCCGATGACATCACGAGGAACTTTAGCCAAGGCGCGTAGGGCATCCTTGTACCGCACGATGGCCGTCCGTCTCGCGTGCGCCATGGAATAGGCCAAGGCATCATGGGGACTGACTGAAAGAGCGATTTGATCCTCTTCCGAATCAAGAGCCAAAAAAGCAAGCTCAAGCACTTCATCCAAAGCCGTGGAAAGCTTTGTTCTAAGAACGTCATTACGGTTGAAAAGTTCAGGTGTGATCATTGCGCGGGAGCAGATTCGGGTTGAGTCTCAGGAGGGGCATTTAGCTGCTTAATATTCATGGCATTCTGAATAGCCGCATCGTGTAAACCAATGGCAGCAGAAATGTCGTTCAGATTCAAATCCTGTGTAGCCTTGGTAATTTTGATGGCCAATTGGATGCCGTCTACACTTTCCTTATGCTTCTGCTTTTGTCCAGCAAGAGCCAGCTTAGCGGCTTCTAACTGCAATTTAGCTGCTTCGGCTGTCTGCTGTTGGGAAGCTTGGATAGCCTGACGCTGCGCTGCCGTGGCTGCTGTCTTAAGCTGGAATTGAAGCTTGATCGCAATGGCATCTAGTTTCTTGAGAGCATTGACCACGACTCCAACGATCTGCTTTTGCGTAGGATCGCCCGCAATGATTTGAAGATGGGAAGAGCAATGCGGTAGGCCAACGGAAAGAAGTTGGTAGACCGCCTGCAAAGCTCCCATGTCAGCCGACTTTCCTTGCGCTCCTTCGGACTGAGTAAGCGATTGAGTCGCCCCAATGAGCATCGGCATATGGATGCCCAAGTGAGTGACGGCATCTTCACCCGGCATGACATCGAAGGGATTACCAGCCTTCATACCCGCATTTTCAAGCTCTGCCGTCTTGGCGGTATTGGTCAACTGACGACCCGGAACAGCAGGGAAATAACGCTTGGCTGTCTTGGAACCAAAGATACCGGTAAACGCATCCTTGATCATCAACTCGCGAGCCTGAGGATTTTGCTGCAAGGGCAAAAGAGAAAGGAGTTCATTTGAAGTTGCCTTACGGGAAGACGCGCTACCTTGCCCCAGAGCGCGAACAGATGTGACGGATTGTAAATAAGGCTCGTGCATTGCGCCGGGAGGCACGCCGCGATCAGCTACGCGCTTTTGAAATCTCCGCGCTTCCTGACACCATTCAGATTTACCACTAGGCGTACATTTGTCCGGCAAATTCGGATTGGACAAACGCCGGAACATCTCAGCCAAGAGCACATCGCAGTTATTAAAGAAATGGTTCATCAACGAACTAGAGAGACGCGCCAAGGTTTCCAAATCGTTTTGATTTTGAGTTGCCGTGGGAGCCTCGCCAGCTTGCGTATGCTGCATCTGAGCCTGATACTCACCCGAGGTCTGCTGATAGGTTTGCATCAGCATGTTGTGGGTAACCATAGGGCCCTGTGAAACGTTTGGAAAAGTCGCAGATTGTAAACTCACTCCCGCGGGTAATACCGTTACGGGGCCCAAATTAAGAGTATTGAGCTTATCGCGAGTCGCTTCCGTGCTTGGCTGAATTACAAGAGAAGCTCCAATAAACGTCATGTCCAGAATGCGCCCGTCCAACTTGTCGAGAATCTTAAGCACGTTATAAAGCTGCGCGGCATAACCTCGAATGGAGTGCCAGAGGCTTTCTTGCTCCGTCAGGAAAAAGGGATGAATGAGTTGGCTAAAATGCTTGGCGACTTTCATTCCGGTAAAGAGAACGTCGTCCGTGTCAAATTCTGTCAGGGTGCGACGAGAAAGTGTGCCATCGTATTCCTTAGCAATAAGGTCGTAACAATCGATCCCGGGCGAAACGAAGGACATATAAATATCGTTGCCCTTAATGCGGTTATTCCATGTCTCCCAAAGTTTAACGGAGTAGGACATATTTTGATTGTTCTCAGCCGCCCGAATAATGGCTGTCCGTACCGCTTGCACATTCCAACCAAGTTTCGTTGCGCGTACCGGGTCTTCAATCATGCGGTAAAGCTGATGGAGTCGCCAGTTGCGGCGAATGCAAATCACGTCCAGATTCTCAAGATTGGTATCGGCATCCTTGTCCACGAGAACCTGGCCCGTCTCCGCTGGCTGTGGACGCCAGTTCATATCGTTCTCATGATAAAGCAGCCCCGACCCGTAGAATACTCGATTGAAGTTGCTCTTATTCATCACCGAATAAAACCCGCGCCACCGTTTGAGCGTGTTGTTAAATTCGTCCGTCAGGACTTGGGAAAAGTTGTGACCATCCGTGCCGTTGCCGAACTCCGTTATCACTGTGGCAAATTCCGAAGCTTCAAATTGAGCATCCAAATAAGAATCAACATTGGTATCCGTGAGGGCCTTGAGTCGTTTGAAATTGACATTGGTCATGTCGGCTAATCCACGACGCTTTAGCTCGGCAGGATCGTAGGGAGGATGACCATCGTAATTCTGCTTGAGAACGGCTCGCTGTCTGGCGCGGCCAATGTCAGCGGCGATCAACTGTCGCTTAATCGCGTGAGCGGCGGCAGGAGTTTCGATTACTGACCGGGGGGGCTTGCCATCTGGCGCAATCGTTTGCAACCTTTGCGCCGGATCATTGTCACCGGTAACAGCCATACCCGTCACAAGGGCACCATATGGTTGAGGGTGTCTTTACGACCTTTGCAGGAGGGACATTCCCCAAGCTTTGTTCCTGCATAACGATCAATCAATTCGGCGGCAGGTTGAAGGAATTTATGGAGAACATCCCCAAGGCCCGTCGTCAATTCGGAACAAGGCGAAGCCAATCCCTGTTCACACATAAAATTCTGAATTAATGCTCCTATCTCGTGATCGCGAAAGGGAATCCCGGCCCGGATGTAGGCTTCCTGAACCTGCATGGCGATATGTTCGTATGTGCCCGTAAACCCTTTTCCTAAGCGGACATCGTGGTAGCCCCATGACTTGACCGCCGAAAGATCATTGATCTTCTTCATTTAAGCAAAGTATCCAGCTTGGCAGAGACGATTTGTTCAACCATTTCCCGTAGCTTAGGATGGTTAAGGATGTCTTCAAGCTTAATCTCTACGGACTTTGTGGGGTTTCCATTGGAAAGGATGGAGAAATCCAGCTTCCCATCCAGACAGTAAATGCCTGTTTTGCTTTTAAACAGGCAGTCTTTGAACTTCGGCCCGGTCTCTTGGATGCGAGGATGCTTAAGGGCCTCTGCAATGGCGAAGCATGCGCTTTGATTGCCAATGAACCATTTGCTTCCAGCGATCAAAGAAGCCGCTTCCATGAAGTCCTGCGTTTCAACGTAAGCCATTGGCCAAATAGTGTTCATTTCCTGATGCTCTTCCAAGAGGCCAATAAAGGCAGCATCCAATTTCATCACCGCCAATTTTGGCCATGGAAATTTATCGCCACGATAACGAGGCGTGCGATTAACGATGATTTCATAAAGTCGCTTAGGTGGAACAGTTAGCCATGGCTCCTCGATGTCTCCAAGGCCTCGAGGTTCGCCAACCCAATCAGCTTGATCATCCAGCAGATTGGTATGCTGCTTGTGAATATTTCGGAAGGGACGGAAATCGAAATCCACCCAAGTATTGTCGTGAGGCTCAATGGCGTGAATGTAAGGTTGAGCCTCGACTAAGCTTTTGATCGAATCAATTCGCGCCTTAGACATGGGTTCCCGGGCGTAACCATGAGAACTTAAGCGCAGAATACCACCGCCCTTTTCCTTGATGGAACGCATGGCATAAATCAAATCTCCAACATCGCCCGCATGCGCAAAAGTCAAAGCCTCCTCCTGTTCAAAACCATACTTCTTTTGAAGATGCAGACGGAGGGAAGAGTCTTTGATTCCGTGGAAAACGACTGCCTTGGACATATCCTCCAAGGGACGGCGTTTGATTTCCGAATCGAAGTGTTTCGGACAAATAACGGAATGATAGGGTACGCACGGATATCCTTTTTCATCGAACTGATGATATCCAATAAATCCTCGCGCCTGATTACAATTGAAAATTAAGTCTGTAAAATAGGTGCTTTCATTCGTCTCTGTTCGCATCAGTACATCCCACGGCCTTCCGGGTTGCTCTTCCTCCATTTTTTTGAAGAGCTTCACCCTAGAGTAAGCATCCTGAGGATAGATGCCCGTTCCAATCATGTGCACGCCGTTCGCTGATTTTCCCTCAATGTTAGGCGCAGATGCCCCGTAAAACGGACGCTGTTGCTTTTCATAATCCTCGCAAATACGCTCCCACCACTCAGGAACCAACGGCAGGTTATCCGGTTCGAAATAGTAAAAGGCATCCACATCCTTTCGGGTTTCTTCCACGAATTTAGCCAAGTTGATAAACTGGAAATTGCAAGCCTTGGGCCATGGATTTTCATTGGGCATTAGCTGCGGCGTCAGGATTTGTTTCGTACCCTTGATCTCGTCAAACAAACCGACGAAATTATTACCTATGCCAGTCATGTCCACGGTAGGCGTTCCGCAGAACAAAAGCTTTTCCCCTATTCGCTTGCCTCCTGAAAGTTTTCCCATCCATTTCCCCAATCTCTCTACCTGACCTTTGTCTGCACTAAAAAACGGTATGACCAATAGGATGTTTTTTGACATGGATGAAACAATGCACCAATCAGATTAGCTTGCCAACAAAAAGACATTCGCGCATAAAGCCTCTCATGCAAACCGAACTCACCCTCAACAAGGCTTACCTCTTCGGTCAAGCCGTCCATGGCCTCAACCAAATCCCGCTCCGTCTTTCTGCGGGAGTCATTAAAAAGCTCGCGATCAATATGAATCGCATCAACGATTCTTTCCCTGATGTGCCCGCTGCCGAGGGTGAAATCTTTGGCCGCCACGGACAGCCCAAGGAAACCGACGAAGGCTACAAGGCTTTCCTCACGGAGAAAATGTCTTACCACAAGACGACCACGATTAAGGCCGATCTTGAAACGATCAAGTACGAGGAACTCAACATTGGCGAAAGCGATCGTCAGAACCATATTCCCCCGGAAGCCGTCGCAGCTCTTTCGATTATGATCGAGGGTTTTGGCGAGGCTCAATAATCCCAAAATTATGGGAAGCCTCTTGATCGCTGCCCTTTATTGGGGTGGCGACAAAATTGAAATGGAGAGGGCTATTGATCTGGCTTCCGATCTGTTGTCAGAAAAGGCAACTAACGCTCATGTTCTCTTTGTGGGACGCCACGATGCCGAACCCCCTTCCGCTGAGCTAATTGAGCATACCAAAGAAAAGTTCGCCAGTGTCGCGCATTGGCGTTGTACGCGCTCAGGAACCGGCTATCCCTCGGGATGCAATGATCTGGCCTATGGACTCTTTCAGTACGTTGGAGAGCAACGTCGATTCAATAATCGCTATCGCGATGTCGATGCCATTCTTATCTTTGAATCCGATTGTGTAATCACTCGCAAGGGCTGGATTGAGGAACTTCTGAACGAGTGGGAGCGGGAGAAGGCCAAGAAAAGAACTATAGTTGGAACAATTCAGCCCAAGGGACGTTGGGGCAAGGATGTCGATTACCATGTTAATGCCGTTGCCATGTACCACCCAGACATCCTACACGTGCTTCCCGGTCTTGCGGGAGGCCCTCCTGACATCGGATGGGATTATCATCATCGTCACGCCATGCTAACTCAGGTAGGCGACACCAAACTTATCAAGTTAGACTTTCAAAAAAAGCACATCACGCCCGAAGAACTTTTCGATCAAAATAAAGAGGTGCTCATCTACCACGGAGTCAAAGGGGATTCGGCTATTCGCGCCATCAGGGAAAGGTATCAGCTCAAATGAATGAAAGCACCTTAGTTTCGGTTCACGGTTATGCTGGGGATAGGCATCAAATTGAGATGCTCGAAATTGTCTATCGGCATCATGGTTGCCCCATCGTGATTTGCTCGCCAGTCGATTCTAAAATTGAAGGCCTATGCTCTGATTACCACTACCTCTTTGCTGGCCTAAGGGCGTACACAGGTCGTCTTTCATGGGAGCGGCAGTATCTCCAAATGAAGAAACTACTAACCTTTGACGCCGATTGGTTTTTACTCAATGATTCTGACTCGTTTTGCTTCACGCCGCAACTTCCTTCCTATTTATACGAGGATGAAAATGTAGTATGGGGAAGCAAGGTAAACGATTTCCGAAAGCCGGGAGAAACATGGACGGATAAGAACGGATCAATTACTTGGCCGGATAACTACCATCAGGGGCATGAACTTGTAGCTCTTCAACCAAGTTACTTCATGCACCGCAAGGCGATGACCAAACTAGTAGACGCCTATCCGCTAATGCAGGACGATCCGATTACTCCCTTTATCGATTGGCAAATGCAGTACCTTCCCGATCTCGCGGGAGTTCCAACTAAGAGTTTTCACCATTTTGTCTCCTGCGAAACCGAAACCGAAATGGGATTGCGGCTTGTAGCCAGCAAGGTACGCGAAGGAGCTACTTTCATTCATGCGGTTAAGAGGCCGGAAGCGTTTCACGTTCTTTGCGAGGCTTATTGGAGCACGCTGAAATGAAAAAGATTCTCATCACCGGCCATAGAGGCTTGCTTGGGAGCGCGTGCGTTCGGCATTTCAAATCTAGGTATCAAGTGGTTACTTCCGAAAGAATCGATCTGACACAATCCTGTGCGGTCTATCGTATGATTAACGTCGCCCGCCCCGATATCATCATTCATTGTGCGGCCAAGGTAGGTGGCGTGAAGGCCAACCGGGATTATCCCGTGGAGTTTATGCTGCATAATCTGCGCATGCAAAACAACGTGATGGAGTCGGCTCATGATTGCGGAGTGCAAACTTTGATTCATGTTGCTACCTCCTGCATGTTCCCCAAAGATGCGACCATGCCTGTCGAGGAAACCAGCCTATTTACTGGTAAATTCGAGGACTCAGTAGAAGCTTATGCATTAGCCAAGATTTGTGGTTGGCGACTGGCCAAAGCCTATTGGGAGCAATACGGTCGTCGCTATCTGACGATAGCGCCTTCAAACATCTATGGGCCAGGAGATTCTTATTCTGATCAAGCCCATGTCATACCTTCCCTGATTCGTCGCTTTAATCAGGCTGCCCACGATCATGGGCCCTTGGAAGTTTGGGGCGATGGAACTGCCATCCGGGAGTTCATCTATTCCGATGATGTTGCATCGGCTATCGAAACCGTCATTGAGAAATGGAACTCTCCCGAAGTAATCAACATTGGAACCGGCAATGGGACTTCAGTTGCAGAGCTTGTTTCCTTGATCTCTTCGACATCTCCTTACCGCGAACTGCCAGAGATCATCTGGAACACTGATCAACCAACCGGCATTCCACGCAAGACCTTTTCCGTGCGTAAGATCACCTCTCTCGGATGGAATCCTTCTACTGATTTGGAACGGGGGTTACGCGCCACATGGAAAGACTTTTTGACCAATAAACCACGAGGACTTTAACGATGTACGAAACTTGCAAAACCATTTTACGCCGGAAGAAAGAGCATCGGTGCACCCGCTGCAATCATAAGTTGCCCAAGAAAAACAAGTCGAAATGGGTATGCGATCCTTGCCGTGAAAAGTACAACGATGCACAGAGGGAGCGCAGACATTCCCATTCTCGACCGCCTTCTATTTTCGATGGATTCTAAGCCATCAAAATAGGGTCGGTTGCCGCATAATCTCCGTCCAGACTTGATGCTTCTTTGACGGCCTCTTGCCAAGCAATATCAAATCGCATCGGCCCGGCAAAGTATCCCTGCTTACGCATGTTATCGATGATCATCACGGATGCGTCCTCTTCATCAGGGGAACGGCCAAGAATCTTTCGGGCATCAAGCTTGCTGGCCAAAAGACTTCTTCCGTTCTTGACCGTGTAAATGCGACAACCAAATCCCCGCGCCATCTGATTGGTGACGCCGCGAACTTGATTGTTCATGACAAAAGTCCGCATCCCAAAGTAAAGTTCCGTGACGCTGTTCCAGTAGACATCGCAGCATCGTTGAGCGTCAATGGATGAGACGGGCAATTCAGATGCACCGCCGCCAAATTCCACCCCATGGACTTCCATTGACCATTGCTGCTTGATGATGGCCATAACGCCACGGCCAACGCCGGTTTGATCGCCTGAGAAGTTGCGAGGCTTCACGCCGCGACTCCTACAATATTGAATGGCTTGCTCTGCGATCTGGAAATCCATCGGCTGTGTTTTGCTGGCCACGGTCTTGATTTCAATCTTATCCTCAAAGACAATACCCATTCGGGCTGATTCACCTTCCGGCAAGATAAAAGTTCCCACCTTGGCAAATTTGAGCACGCAACCATCCCCGCCGAAAGCCGGATCGAGGGCCGCATACCATTCCCACCCAAAGCCAAGCTCCTGGGTTTTGAGGGCATTGAACTTGATCAAGAGCGATTCGGAAACTACAGCATTATAGGAATCATCGGGTGGCGGAAATCCACGCACCATCTGCCAATAATGGATGGAATCTTCTCCATGCTTGGCGATGATCTTATCAATCGACTCCTGAGATTGGTTCCACGGCGCAGAGCCAGGATCGACCACGTTGGGGGACTTTAATCCATCGAAATGGATACAAACTCCCGTAGCCGTTTCCCACTCGTCCATGTCCACGTTGACGCTTTCGGGATTGCCGGACTTGGGCATCATCACCTTGCCCATAGTATTCATCCATGAGCAGCCATTGCCTGTACCGACAAATTTAAATTCTTCCGTGCCTGACTGAAGATTCGCGCACGAATCGATTACCTCCTCCGTCATGTCCTGCAATTCATCAGCAAGAACGAGCACGTATTTCGCGTGCCAGCCTTTGAGTTTCGTGACGGCATCATTGGTGTATTTCTGTGAACCGGGCACGATGGCAATGGCATGCTGACTATCGCCCTTGGTAGCCTGAATTTCAGTAGAAGAATCCAGAAGATGCCCGGGAAGCGTATAGCCAAGCTTATCCTCTGCGGTCTTTTGAGCCGCTGTATAGAGGGTCTTTAAATGAGCCCAGATGCGTTTGCGTGACATCAAGACGCTAGTAGAGGTCACAGCTACGGCAAAGTCACCCTTGGGCGCACTCCACATCCAAACCAGCGCGAAACGCGCAATCTCCCATGACTTACCCGCTGAGGCAGGGCCTGAGAAGATGACTTCGCCCGGACGGCATAGGCCCTCCTGCAAGCGATGCGTCCAGTCTGAATAGGTGGTCTCTGGCCAGAGAATCTTGCAGATTTCCTGATAATGCCCTAACCGGCCAAGACCACCTTCTTCCTCAGGCAGCCGATGGCGAAAGCACCAAAGTTCTACTTGTAAATCGTCCCATTCCGCTGGCCAGATTCGGTCATAGCGATCAATTGGTTTTCGGGGCATTGGCTCTCATTTGTTGAAAACGCAAAAGCAGCAGCTTTCGACGAGCAACTGCGGCGTCAAAGACTTGTTTGTCGTGATCGTTTAGCGACTCATAAAACTTCATATCATCGGCGCGGCTATCGGTAAAGGGGCGATTGATCGACTCAACAAGACCCTTGCTCACCTTGGCAGAATTACCCTTGGCATCCACAAGCATGGCCTCATAAAGCTTGTTGGCTTGATCATAATCCGCATCTTCCAAGGCATACTTAAGAGGCGTGTAGGCACTTGTGGGGTAAACTCCACGATCAACTTTGTAGCCGGGCTGTGCCTCTTCCCACTTCTTGGCCAATGGAAAGATTTGTTGAGCAGGGGCGAAACGAGAAACCTTGATACCTAAGGCTCCCATAAATTGTTCCAAGGGCGAGACGGGCGAATTGACGCCGGTTGCCGAAAGACCGCGGGTCACCGATTGCAAAGGAATAGGCACAGTCTGCGCCAGCATATCCCGGAAGATGTCTGCGCTTTCGACCTTCTCACCGCGATAGTTCACCCCGCTTGCTCCCTCAAGGAAGATTCGGCCGACGGGATTCAATCGGCCTGTGGCAAAGGTGCGTGTATTGGAGAGCATCTCCTGAAAGTCAGAAATGTAAGAGCGCATCATATAAGAGCGATCTTTGTTCACAATGCGGAAAGCGTTCTCCGGTTCCCAATGCGGATCATTTTTAGGATCAAGCGCAGCATTGGCAATGCGGGCCAAAACGTACATTGCACCGCCCAAAATAGCGAAGGATCGAAATTGTTCGCGGTTGGCTTTGCTACCCGTAAAGCCTGAGATAGCCGAAATTGCATGCCGCCCACGAGCTTCAAAGAAGTCTGGGGCCAGAGCCATCATACTGAACAAATGCTGGAAGGTGGGATTGCGATGAATGTCCGCATAATTCAAGTGGCCATAAGCGTTATTCGTGTCGTAGGCCGAGCGATACTTTACATCGTCCACAGTCAACTTTCCGGCCTTAATTTCCTTGTCAAACCGCACCATATTACGAGCTAGAATGTTCTCGTAAGTCTTGGCCTTGAGTCGGGGAATGAAGTTCTTAAATGTCCATTCCGTGGAGTCTTTCGCCAAGGCCGCGAGATATTTGCCTCCCGCATCTTTCAGGCCGGGCAGCTTTTCAAGAGCCTCCACAAGCAAGGAATTGTTTGCACTGAATCCCTCCATGAAATTGCGCATGCTTGTTTCCGTTCCGTAGAACTGGACACCGTGCGCGGCCATATCGTAATACTGAGGATCATTCAAATCCGGGGGATGAGCAAACATGTCCTTGAGCGGATTGACGCCATAGCCGACGGCGCCTGTTGCCTCCTGCTGAATATGGAAAACAGGGAAGCCGCCAAGCAGCGTTCCCTTAATCCATTTTCGGGCATCATCCAAAACAGTTTCCGTAGCCTTACGAGCGATATTCGCGACGGTATTCGTGTCGCGCTTTTTCATCCAATTCTTGAACGCCGATTGCTCAAAGATGTGCTTAAATTGCGTATGGGCATCCGGGTGGATTTGCATGTCGCCCTTGGCGTAGATCGTTTTTCCGTCGATTACGCCGTTGTAATACCAGTTCGTGAAGGCAGGTAAATCCAGACTATCATAGTCCTGGTGTTCGCCCCATTTGAACGGCTTCAAAATCAACCGAGCTTTACCCTTGGGATTTTCAACATCGATCCATTTACCTTGCTGATTAGGCGAGACGATAGGCCTTCCGTCCGGCATTTGCCCTTTGCTCAAATTGTCCACGAACTTCCTCGCATTGAGAATGCCCAAGGCTTCATTCATGTAGTGGCCAAGAATAACGCTAGAATCGGTTGTTTCCGGTTCCAGTCCCATGCGCCATCCGTCAAAGAAAGTCGCCACAGAACGATTGCCAGCGTACTTAAACGATTGTTTGAGCGGACGGCTGGTAAAGTTCCTGATCGTGTCTCCTGTCGAATCCTGCTTCCAAAGATGGGTGATATAATTCTGAACCTCGCCAACAGGTATGCCGTACTTGATTAATGCATCTCGCGTCAGGGCAAAGTTCTTATTGATTCGGTTGGCCCATGAAATCTCATCGGGTGTCAGGGTCTTAGCGGCTTCAAGTTGCCGGATATATTCCTCATTCGCATCGTTCTTCGGCGCGGCCTCCACTTGCTTCTGCCAAGTGTCCAAAGTTTTGATGTCGCCACCCGCTTCAACGTAATGGGAGATGCCGCTGCGCCGGGTAGCGTTCGGAATGTCTTTCTGGAATGTCTTGACGGCCTTTTCAATCGTCTGAGTCTTGACCTGCTCATCGGCATTAAATGTGTTAACCGACCGCTGCAAATCTCCATATTTGCGCATGCCGAAAAGCTGATCTTTGAGTTTGCCACCTGTTTCTTTTAAAGCATCTTTTACGCTTGGCTTGCTCGCAAACAACGGCTGTCCATTCTCCTGAACGCTTTTTCGCATCGCGTCGTTGATGGGAAGTTTCCATATTTGCGTTCCCTCTTTGCCAAATTCTTTCTTCACTGCTTCAACTTCATCTGGAGGAATATTCTGCTTAAGTGTTTCGCCATCGGATTTTCTAACAGCTTCATACATTTCCTCGCCAAAGAGAGAGGGCATCTTTTTGATTTCTACTCCCTCATTAATTTTTGCCAGCTCAGGCTTCACCCCCCACTTTTTCGCGTACTTCTCCACGTACTGAGGCATGATCTTGTCGTAGAATCCTTTCATGCCTTCGCCGCCTACTTTGAGGTCGGTTCCAGTATAGTTACCAACGCGATCAGGTTGATCAAAAATCTTTTGAGCCAAATCCTTTCCGACATAATCAGGGAGTTTATCTTTAGGGACTGAACGCTCCAAAGACTCCATCGTTGAATGAGGCGTTTTTTGAACCGCAAGCTCGTATGTTCCGTCTGAGTTTTTCAAAGCCTGAACTAGATGTACCTGCTTACTCAAATCAAACCTATCGCCTTGAGTCTCGCCAGTCGTCCAACCAATCCAATCTTTGCCAGAGGCGATGGCGTCGTTGAGAGCCTTCCGGAAAAGGAACTCGTGCCATGTTTTGCGGAAAGGAGCGTCAGGAACGCCCTTAGGTTCCAACTTTTTTCCTGAATCATCAACTCCTAATGCCTCAAGTTCATCGATAATGTGATTGCGGCGATTCAAGTTTCTAACTTGATCGGCCATAGATTCCTTGTTTCTACTATCTCGAAGTGATTTAAGCTCATCAAGCAGCGGTTTTACTTTTGCTTCATCAATCGGCTTATTAGAATCTTCTTTATATCCCTTCTCCCTCCCAGCCTGATGCCGATCACTCTGCAATTCCTCAATCAAAGTTCCCGGTTTGCCTTCGCTATCCACGCGGTCATTGAGACGCATATGCGCCAAGTAATTCGGGACTTCGGGGAAGTGGGAGGAGACATAATTTTCCACGGCCATCTGTCCCTTTGACTTGGCCATCTTCTGCGCGGCATTGCGAGCTTCTTCCAATGTATCAAATGTCTTGGGTTCGCCGATATCCACCGCGTCTGGAGTGAGAGTCTGCAATTCAGTTTCTCCACCTTTGCCGTCATGAAAAAGCACAACAACGTTGCCAGAGGGAAGTTTTGCTTGCTCCATGCTATCTTGAATCTTCTCCCATTTAAGTGGGCCAACGGGAGATTCTTTTTTCTCGGGCAACGAAAATATCTGTTCCCTATAATTGCTTCCTCCGGGGAGTTGGTATTGCTCGTACTTTCCCAAATTCAAAACGGGCTTTTTAGTTTCAAATTCGTCGGGGTCAGCTAAGAAATTCTCCTCAATCTTCACCCTTCCCTCATACTCCAAGAACCTCTGCAAATCAGCCTTAGTAGAGGTCGGATGCTCTTTCAAGTAATCATCAACGCCGCTCCATTTCAATTCGTCGTCCTTGACGGAATTGCCCTTAAGCATGGCGCGAATCTGATCTGCGCTCGCCTTGTTTGGCATCTTCTCGTCAATGGTCTTTTCGAGTTGGGAAAAGAAGCCGTCGCGAATGGGGGCTGCAAAAGCTATGTTACCGCGTTCCTTGACAGGCCTAACAGATTCCCCTGCATCCTTCAAAACAGCCTCAATATTTTTGAGATACTGCCTTAGTTCAGAATGCTCGCCATACGTGCTTAGATGGGCCTTCACGCGCTCATAGAGGGCTTTCAGGTAGCGTATGAACTCTGGCTTTTTTGCAATCTCTCCTAAGGCATCTTCGGTGGCCTCTCCTAAGTGTTTCTTCTGAATGAGGCTACGAGTATATTCCTCAACAAAGGCTTGCTTTCGATTGGCGATTTCCTGCGGAGTAGTGCCTTTACTAGCGTCAATTGTATCTCCGTATTTAGCAATGAGCTGTTTGCGTTTTTCTTCTGGAATGGCGTCATGCAATACCGTCAAATCATGCTTATCCCTAAGTTGAAATTGAGCGTGGTGAATGACTTCTTCGCCTACCTTTTGGTGCATCAATCGTCGGATGTAGGTATCGCCTTGCTCAGTAGATTTGAATCCACTGTCAGAATCAGCCAGAACTTCGCTTAACACTTTCGGATTAACAAATATTTTTCCGGGCTGAGAAGGGTCTGCCCATGCGCTTGTATCATGTTGCTCAGAAAACTCCACTTTTGCCGTTTTGGGCAATTCATTTCCTAAAGCGGACACAATGCGCTGACGCAAGCTGGATTGCTCTGGCGTATCCTCGGCAACTGGAACCGCATTGTCTATGGGAGGGGCAACCTCAGTTTGGGGTTGTTCTGCAACAGGAGCAGAGCTTTCACCTTCCGGCAAAGTCCCGGGCTTGGCAACAGGCTGAGATTCCACGGCTTGACCTTCGGCGGTTCCGGTATCGGAAGCGGGTTGCTCAACACTGGTGGGTTGTGTTTCCGGTTCTTGCGGTGCTTCATTGGTTGCCTCGGTTGCGGGTTTCTCGGGGTCAGTGGAAAGTTCCTTCTCCAAATCGGAATTGAGATCGTCAACAGGATTGGCTCCCGGTGCGGGTTTTTCTCCTGAAACGATGTCCTTGGCGTCTTGGATGTCTCCAATGGTGGGAGGTTCGGCAGTCGCCGCCGTATTTTTCAGCAAGTCAGCATAATCCTGCTTAGCGCGATCAACATTGGCTTGAGCATCGGCAATCGCTGTCGCATCACCTGATTTTGTCGCAAGGTCAAGATTGGCTTGTGCCTGAACCTGAGCATTACCCGCTTCTTTGATTCGAGTAGCATTACCGGCAAAGGCTTTCATCAGTGTAGGTAAATGCACGATGGAAAAGAACGCCTGACCTAAAGCGGCATCCGTTACGCCTTGGGTTAGTTCGCGAGTGGGATCGTAAATCTCTTTATCGGCGGCATTTTCGGCAACCTGTCCAGCGGCTCCAAGTCCTCCTAGTCCAGCGGCATCAGCAGCAACATATTTTAAAGCCTCTCCAACAGTAGGACGATAGGTTCCAGCGGCAAAGCGTCCCGCATTTTCACCAAAGGCCAGATCGCCAGCCAATTTGGAAACGCCATCGAAGGCCAGAAATTCTCCTGTCGTCACGGCAGCGGCAACGCCAGCGGATTGCAAAGCCTGAATCGGGGCAGCCCCTTCATTCAAAGCATTATGATAAGTCTCTTGGCTTGCATCAGCGGCAGCGAATCCGGCCATTCCGCGAAGCCCAAATTTGCCCAAGGCTCCCGCACCGCCGCCAAGCACCATGGAACCGACATTGCCGACCATCTCTGGAATAGTATTGGTCACAAAGCCGCCAACGCCTGAGGGGGTTTCTGCGGTCACATTACGTTGCATCTGCTGAACTTTAGCCAAGCCTTTATCCAAGGCCGTAGAGCCCGGTTGTGTGCCAGTAAGACTATCCCAAACTGACGACGCCAATACCCCGGGAACGGTAAAAAGATGGCTCAAACCTGCCGCAAGTCCTTCGCCGGGGGCATGCTGTTGTTTGAGCAAAACAGGCAACTCTGGATTATAGGCTAGATTTTGCGCAGTTCCCCCAACTTGCGGAATTGGCTGACCATACATTTCAGACTGCTGTCCTAGCGTGACGGGCTTACCTGTTGGCCCAAGCGGAATCCCCATGCCAAAACTTTTCTGCGCCTGATCTTGAATGTAGGCATTGAACTGCTGTTGATTCTTTGCCGCCTGAACCGGAGTTTCTCCCTCAACCGTGGGCTTATTATTCGCATCAAGATAACCCTGCGTATCCTTCACCCAATTGCGAAAAACGAGTTGACCCGCTTCCGGAGAAAGGTTCCGATAAGCCTCCGTTTTTTGGATGTCGTCCCATTTAGGAGGCGCATCTGAATCAATCGGCGCGGGCGCAGGAGGAGGCGTTTCTGTGGCCGGTTGTTCGGCAGGGATTGTCAACATGTCATCGGCCATGACGGAAGCCTACTGACTTGGCGCAGTAGGGGCAAGAAGGCTGTTAATGTAGTTCGTGGCCTTGGCTTGAGGCGTGATGGGAATAGAGACATTGCCAACAGAAAGAGTGCCGTTGCCACCATTGGCTACTGCAACATTGTAATCCTGCAAAGCGCGGGCTTCTAAAGCTGCGCCTACCTCTTGCTTGATCAGCCCAGAAACAACCTTGGCACGAATGTTATTGCGAGCATCATTCAAGATTCGGGCAGCATTTGTGTTCACGTTATTTTGAGCACTCGTATCCGCACGGATACCGGCAATCTTTTCCATGGATTGAGCGCGAGTCGATTCGGCAAGAACGGTGGGGCTTGCTTCGGCGGTCGCCTTGGCCAGTTCCGTCTTCTTCGCCAAAATGGCCGCACTCGTCGCAGAATAATCCGGTTGGCCATTTGCGTCTCGAATTGGTTGCAGGCCCAAAGAATTGGCTTCCAATAGTGTCGAAGTATTTTGGTTTTGCGTGGCGAGGAACCTTTGACCAGCTATCGACGAAAGGCCATCGCCCTGAATTTTATGGAACTGCTCCACGGCTTGAGGCGTTTGAAAACCTGTAGGCGTCAAGGCAGATATCCCCTGAAAATCGCCAGCTGCTGCCAATTTGCTGACTTGATCCTGGACATCTAACAGCTTCGCCTGATCGTCAGTTTGATTGGTATTGGCCCGGGTTGCCATCAAAAGCTGTTGCTGGCCCAAGGCGAGTTGATTAGAGCGCATATCGGCTTGCGAGTTCCATGCCGTTTGCTGAAATTGCTGCGCCTGATCAGCCAATTCAATGCGCTTGCTTTCCAGACCTAGCGCCATTCGCGCTGTAGCCGTCCTCTGCGCCTCTTGCGCGATCTGATCGCGGCGATAGGCATCCTGTTGGCCCAAGGCTTGTCCTGCCTGAAATGGACGCACCAAATCAAGTTCGCCGGGGCCTGCCTGTAGCCATTCCGGGGCTGCCATTAGATCATCCCCATTAATGTGCCAATCCCCGCGCCGCCACCGCCGCCCGATCCACCGCCATAACTGCCGCCAATAGGGCCGGACGCGCCATTGCTTGAGGTGGAAAAAGCCTGACCTAACGAAGGATCGCCCAAATAGCTACCGGCAAGGGAAGCGACCATACTGAGGCCCGTGCGGAAAGCGTTGCCGAGCGGGCTATTGTTTCTATTGTAGTTCAAAGCTGTAGTTTTTGCGATCTCATTCTGACCTTGGATGCCAGCATTAAACTCTCCTGCCTGTAAAAATTGACCGGGATTCAAGAGGAAATCCGTGGGGTTGAATCGCTGTTGACTACGTCCCGAGATTGCCTCGGCTTCCTGACTTGCTCCAGTGGAAAGTTGGTTGCCGAATCCCACAAGTTGCAAGGCGTTGTTCCCCATGAATTGGTTTACTCCGGACATTCCATTGGAAGAAAATGCGCCTACGCCACGGCCAACCGCCGACTCTGCACCCTGCCGCGCTCCATCGTTCAAATACTGTTGAGCCCATGCAGGGAGAGCGGAACTATCGCCGCTCAAAAGGCCGTTGCCCAAAGTTTGGCGAGCATTAAGTCCCGTCAATGCGCCTGAATCAACGCGATTAATTCCCGCAATATCATTCGAGAGATTATTATTCGAGACGCTCGTGGACATCGTGTTGGCGATGTTCGTAGCCTTGCCGAAATCCTGGCCAAGGAATTGACCCGCGATGGCATTAGGATTGATCGTAGGCAGAACGGGGGCCGTTTGCGAACCACCGCCGAATATGCTCGCCATTAAATCCATAGACTAGATATAGTTGCTCGGGCCGATTTGACAAGCATCGTTTGCATTGAAGCGGGGTGTCTGGATAGTTCCGGCGCCCGACCACTTCTCGAGCTGAGCGTTCATCACCTGCATCGCCTTCGCCATCAATTCTGCCGCCTGTTGATCATTGTTATTTTCGCCCGCGTAAATCGATTTAGCCGCCCATTTGATTCCAGCAATTGAAGTCAGGCACAAATAATCGCGAGGCTTGATCGCTGGAATGTACCGCTGAGAAGCAATCACCTCTACGCTAGCACAACGCGGAACCGCTGCCGTATTGCACCATCCTGGGATCAGGGTGCGCCTGTAACTTGGATTCGTTTCTCCCGGCTCATACACCGCAAGAAGTCTTTCCAGATTCGTTACCGTATCCAGTTCTGTGATCCGGACAGTTCCATTGGTCACAGGCTTTTGCACGCCAACCCATGAAGTAACCGCATTGATCGTGGTTTGCGGCGTTGTGGAATTAATGGCAACAAATTCACCATCTACCCATCCTTCCAAAGAATCGTTTGTGCGGACGTAATTTCCCTGTCCATCGTAAAATTGCAGGAGGATTCGCGCATTGACCGCTTCCTGAGCCGTTCCATAGACCTTCAATTTCTTGGGATTTCCCAACCCGCAAACATCGGCAAAAGAAATAGCTTCGCGTTCATCGATTCCGTTTCCGCGAGAATAGGGAGCGTAGCCGTTTCCCCAACCTCCTGAGACACTTCCCCAGTTACCCCCATCGCACCACCCGCCATAATCAAGGAACTGATACCATTGATTATTGAGTGTGGCCGGGGCGCCATTAACGCGCATGGCTTCAATCGTCTCGATCTCGCGTGGCCATGTGATAAATCCTTGGTTGGCGCAGATGCGATACTTAATAGTCGTTCCAACCCAACGCCCCATGTTGAGAAGTTCTTCACAGGCGGCGTTAACATAGTATACGACCTTCGGCCCACTCTGATTCAAATTCAAAGTCTGCGCCACTGGCCCGGTCACATCCGCTAAAGTAAGTCGTGCGCTCATGGCCAGTAAATAATTTTGTAAAGGGCCATGTACGGGGAAAGGGTGTTATGCGCTTGGCTCCCGCCGCTTGATTCTGTGCTCAAAGAATTGGTCACATTACCGGGGCCACCACTTTGACGTGATGCCGGGGAACCAACTAAAGTGGTCGTATTAATGGAGTGCGTATGAGCGGGCATTTCTCCAATCGTAAGCAGATGCGTTTCTTCGCCGCCGACTTGGCCTTGAGTAAAGACTGTTCCTGTAACTGGACTAGTTCCTGTTCCCAACGTCATCCGTCCTTGCAGATTAGGCGTCGTCAATGGGCCGTTATAAACGCCCGTGATGGCTGCGCCGTTGCACAGATACCACGGGGCCAAAATCGAGCCGATGGCACCAAAAAAATCCACCACCGTTCCGGGAAGAGTTGGGAAGAAAGTAGGGCTGACCGCCGTCCATGATCCATTGGCAAACGTGTACAAACCCAAAATCTGATTGTTGCCGTCCACCTTCACCCAAAGTTGATCGCGCTCATCCGGCCCCGGCGCTGTAGTTTGCATCAAAAACCCGGAAAAGCCACCCGGAAATGATGCCTGAGTCTTGGCCGTATAATCGTTATAGCGGGCTTGCTCGCTTGCATAACAGGGAGCGGGGCCAAGCGAACCGGGCGTTAGAGTGATTGGGATTGGCATCTGAATTACAAGTTAAATTTTTAAGCTGAAAAGTCGAGTCATAATAAGCATTCTTTTATAGCGTCAAGTTCACTGCCACGGTTCCGGATGTGGCCACTACCGTAAAGGCGTTATCGGCATTCCATCCCATGAAAATAAAGCCGCCGATACCGTAGGTTTTATTTCCAAGATTAATGGTGCTCGAGAAGGTTCCGGCGAATGGCGAGTTAGTCATATCTGACCAATTGGCAGAGCCTCCACCGTTAGGCGAAGAAGCTCCAATATGCCAACCCGCATGAGAAGCCGAGACATTACCAGAATTGGTAATTACATGACCACAGGTGCACGCCGCTCCAAAGGTGGCGCGAATACCATCGTTCAAAGGGGGATCGTCCCACGTTCCCGCCCCAAGATTGGTATTCATGTTGAGACTCGTAAAGGCATTGTAGATCGTCGCACCGGTCAAATCCGGAGCAAAAGGCGTTCCGCCATCGATGGAGATAATAAAAGAACTCAGACCATTTTTGTATCCGCCTGATCCAGGATGCGTAAACGAAACGGAGATTGCCGCAGCCACGACAATGGTCAAAGTTCCGTTTCCACTCCCGCAAGTATTGGTGGCCGAAATGGGGATTGAGTAGGTCGTTAAAGTGGCTGGAACATTTCCAGAAATTATACCCGTGGTTGTGTTTAAAGATAAACCAACGGGCAGACCGGTTGCGCCGTAAGAGGTAGGAGTGTTGGTTGCCTGAATCTGATAATTAACTGCGCCGCTAGGCGCAACCTTTAGCGTCTCACTCGTCACCACAGGCACGAGACTAGAGCATTTTCCAACCTGCAAAGCGGCGAGGTAATTGGCAGCCCGTGCGTCTGCGTCAGCTTGCGATATCAAACTAGAAAACTTTCCGGACGGACAATAAAGAATCGGCCCGTCAAAGCAAGGGGGACACGATAATTGTTGTGGAGCATTGAGCCATATCATGGGGCACGGAAAAAATGGCGTCTCTGCCACTCCAAAGACTGGCGGTAAACATCCCGTCACCACAACAGGCCCATATCCACCACTCATGGCTTCCTCCCCGTCGTGCGCTCGGGCTGTAGGTAGGCGAAGGTGCGCAGTCCCTTGATACGGCAGCGTCCCTGCCATTGGATGCGAAAACGAAAATCATATCCGCAGGTCAAAGGATAATCAGTCTCTGGGCTGTCGTTCTCGGATGGTTCCGTAGGTGATGCTGCGAAAGTTTCCTCCGGTTGCTGTAATCTGACTCGAGATCGGTATTGAGGAGGAGACGTCACTGGCACTTGGCAAAAGGTAAAGGCATCTCGCGGGATCATCTCGCCACAAGGCTTGCCATCAGATTCATTGAAAGTCTGCCAATTGATCCAGAAAGGATATTGATCAGGGGAAAACTTCACATCGAAATCAACGCTGCCCTGCAATTGGTCAATCCAGAGATCGGCTCCAATCAGTTGCTTGAGTGCGGTCAGGCTTTGAAAATTATAGGAACCGGTCTCAATCCACGAAAGAATGGGGCACGAACCATTGTCAAAAGAGGAACTGTAATCCTGGCTCAGAGAAGGCAGGAGTTCCCAAAGTTGATTACCATTTTCTTCATCCCACACGGTCATAAAGCAGCGTTCGGTAGGGCCAAAATAAGTCTTGGTAATTTGCGTGATGTTGATGCCCGACCAAATGCCGTCGTAAGACGGTTGCGGGTCTTGAGAATAAAGCGAACCGGAATAACGATTCAACGTCGATAGGAGATCAAAATCCAAGACGGTTAGTCCCTGAAAATACCAGCCTGTAGTGTTCTGCCTTTTCTGGGGAGAACAGGTCATGAGAAGGCGATTATCAAACCAAACTCCGCTCACATATTTGAGCAAGTCCCGTGTATCGAAATTGAGTATGTTACTGACCTCGCGGCTTTGAGGGGTATTGCCCCAGGTCGAGAATTGACGCCGCGCCACGACAAAGGAACGGATGCCATCCTGTGCCCGATACCACGTATCATTGTTCACGTTGACCGTTGACTCTTGGCCAGTAGCCGCACCGCCAATGAGCCCATCCTGTTGAAAATTGGGCGTTGTCGTCCAGTCATTACGGGAAACGGTGATATTGACGGTAGAAATCAATCCGCTAGCGGTATGCAATTGGAGTGGGCCTTGACCAATACTGGTATCGATGTTGGCTCCAAAGATGAGAGCCGTGATCGGCCCTGCTGTGGTGGGAACGGCAAAGGCGTCCTTCTTAAGTTTGACCTCAGTGAAAGAAATCGCGCTATTCGGTTTGGCCGCGTTGAGAATGTCTCCCGCTTCCACTTCCTGACCGCGTACCAAGAAAAGGCGTCCATAGCCGCACGCCATCGCCGTTCCTGTGGGAACTTCCCCACCTTCGATATTCGACCGGCGCAGAACCGCACCATCATAAATGTAGGGAGCATCAATCCCGTCCTGAATCACCAAGAACGAATCGGACTGGCAGAACCAAGCCTTGGGAAGAAGGGCATCATTAGGATCGCCGGGAAGGGTTAAATCCACCACAGATACAATCCCCATTGAGTTAGTAGACAATTGGTAGATATGGCCTGAGATGGAGACGAACAGTTGAGGACTCGTAAATCCTAGTGGTACGTACCATCCGGCTCCCTGAAAGACGCCATTGATGTAGGCGTTTTGGGTATCTTCATCCTGAAAAGACAGGTTGAAGCGCCTCCAACCGGGACGATTATTCAGGTAACCTGTCCGCATGGTAGCGTTCATGGCGAAGGCTACCTCTGATCGAGGAAGCAGATTAGTAGCCGAACCCCCATTCATGCCGCCTTCCAGCGACGTGAAACCATCAAAGACACGGCCTTGGTCGAGACCGTTTTTCATGCGCTCCCGGTGATAAACCAAATCTTGTCCGTGGCGTCGTAGTATAGTGACAAATAACCGTAATCGGTATTGATGACCTTGGACGGTGAGCCTTGGATGGTATCACCGGCACCGGCAAAAACGGTGATGTTGTTGGAAGAGGCCGTTCCGGATTCATCCTTGATCGTGATTTGGCGGCCATCCGTTGGGGCCACGGCGAGGGTTTCGGAAAATGCCGATGCCAAAACGACACCGATAATCGAATCCGTCGCTTGCATGGTATCCGGGGAAACGGTTGCCCGTCTCCGAGTTGTACTGATCTGCGTAACTGGATTGGCCCAATTCATTCCTGTGGCCGCAGCCGAATTTGCCGTCAAAACCTGGCCATCACTACCGATCCCCATGCGCACGTCATTGGAGGCATTCCGGACGATGATATCGCCCTTGGTTGTCGTCAGCGTGACTGAGGAATAGGGGATCGTAGGTAAATCAGCCAATAGCAATGCGCGAAAAGTAGGGGCTCCGGAAGCTCCATTAGGAGAAACCCAAACCCTGTTTTGCAACTGAGAAGCCAGCGTGAAAGACAGTATCCCACTCAAAGTCACAGGCGAACCTGATACGGTAAAAATTGCCGGGGCCGATAAACCCACGCTCGTGACACCGCCTCCTGCCGAGCCCGCTGGGCCCACTAATCCACCGGGAGTAACGGGCTGAACGGAAGCAATGACGGTTCCCGGGGCTGCGTTTCCCGTGTAGCCCAAGTTATTGAAAATAACATCGGTTGCATCCTGAATTGATGCCACCAAAAAGTAGCCCGCAGACTGAACATAGACCACCTGACCTGTCGCCATCCATGCCGTGGACAAGACAGCAACCGCAACTGTGGCCGATACGGCTGGCATAGTGAAAGCAGCATTTGTTAGGGTAAAGGCATTCGCGCCCGTTCCCGGTGCACCATTCGCGCCAGGTTCGCCCTGAGGGCCGGGAACAACGCCTTGTGGACAAGGAACCGTGGAAGGCTGGCCAAAGGCCGTTCCTGCGCACGGTAGACAACTGCCAACCCCGTTCGGTTGAGGAAGGATATCCACTTAACCGCCTCCCATCAGCCGTTGCTGTAAACTCATCGGGGGAGCGGAATCCGTCGTATCGTTGTCAGCCGCTTCATTGGTGTCCATGCCCGTCTTGGGCGCACCCTCAAGCGGTTCGTTATCGATGGCCACAAGCTGACATTTGTTCCCAGACTTAATCAAAAAAGTGGCCATGGCCTGAAAGGTCTCTCCTGTCTCTACCCCATCGGGAACCATGACACCATCCGGCAATTTAAAAGTGGGACTTGCCATAAAATTTATCCTTTCACCAGAAAACCCCGATGGTTCTTAGGCCATCGGGGTATCTTGAGTTATTACTGTTTACGTACCCGAGCAACTGCCGTAGGTAGTCACCACGTTGCAGCAATCGGTGTTATAAGTCACCGCGCAGCCGAGGTGGACAATGACAACGCCGTAGCGTTGCTGTGCCGCCCACGAGCCAACGAGGATTTCCGAATAGAACCAACCGGCGTTCTGCAACGGAGCCCGCGAGGTGTCGAACTTGATGAACCGCAAATCCCCCATGTATCCATAGGGATTGAAGTCAATGTTACCGCCCGGGTCTGCCGCTGTATCCGGGTAGGACACGTTGTAGACATCGTCGGTGTAGAACATCGACACCCGGTAAGGAGCGCGGAAATACGCCGGGTTGGCAATATCTTCCGTACCACTATCCGCGAGGATGGTGATGGTCGCTGGGATGATGTTGTAATTCGCGTCCAACGCCAGCGCATAAGGATCGACCTGATAAGCGACGTTGCGAAACACCTGCATCGACCCGAGACCTTCGAGCAAACGCATGTCTTTGCCCTTGCCCATGTCCGCATACTGGAACGTGGAGAAGTTGCTGACATCCCTCATCATGTCTTCTGCCGTGACCGGATCAGTGACAAACTCATAGTTTTGCGCACCGTTGATCATGGAGATACCATTGACGCCCTCGGCATTGAGCCAGCGGGCAATCTGATTGGCCAAATCCTGATTCATCTTGGACGTAGGCTTGATCGCCGGATTGAGCCCAAGATATTCCGGACAATCGGTGATCGTACCCGTGACGCCCGTCGTCGGATCGGTCGGGGTCGGATTAGCTCCGGACAGGTACAAGGCATACGCCATGGCGCCCTGCATCTTGGAAGGATCGCCCACCGTATGAGTAACCACGCGATTAAAGAGATCGTTACCCGGGGTGGCATAGACTTTGGTCGTGCACAGCCGGACATACTCATTCCGCTGGAACGAGGCAATCTGCTGCCCGATCTGCATGCCGTAACCTTCAAACTCGAGTTCCAGGTCGCCGAACGGATCGAGGGACTCGTTAAAGTCCTTCGCGCTGAACGAGCGGCTCTGAGAACCCCAATTGAACGTCGTGATACCGCGAGTCAGGTAACCGCGGTTCAGGTTCACAATCGGAACGCATAGCGAGTTATTCGCCGGGGTGCCAATTGGTTGACCCGACACAATGTTATCCGCTGCGCTGCCAGAGCCGTTGGAAGGCGTGAACACCTTGGCCGGAACCAACTCGCCGCCGCGCTGACGCGAGGCTACCCGGCGCAGAGGGCTAGGCCCAAGGTGCATCGGATAAGGCGTGCGCTTGATACGCGAGTACCACCAATTCTGGCGGAATGGTTGAAACTTGAGAATGTCCTGCACAAACGTGCCCGGGGGCTGCTTCGCCAAGACGTCGATGAAATAATTGCCGGAACAAGGAATTCCGGGATTATACGGGGGTGCATCAGGAAAACCTGACGGATTAAAGGGGGCTGCCATAAAATTTATCTCCAATAAACAAACATTGACCAAGTGTAGTTCCTAAACTCAAAGAGCTAAGGCACCCAGTTTTATTTGCCATCGGGGATTTGGCTTTACACCCTCAGTTCAAACCGGTTTCGACCGGCTGCGCTGTTGAACTATGACCTGACTGATACTCTACTGAATCGGTAGAGTCAAACTTTATTTTGCATTGGGCAGATCACAACTTGTAGAGCATGCTCGCCATCTCCGCCCGAGGCTCATCCTCCGGTTCCTGATGGTCGAATTTTACCAAAGCCAAACGGAATGACGGCGTCCCTGCTGTTCTCATAATGCCAGAGGTTAGCGTACCCTTCCAGTCCCATTCGGACGGCCCTTCTGGAAGTCGGACGTAAAGTACCCGATCTCCGGCCTTGGAGGCATCGTCTATCCTATTCATTTTGCACCACGATACATGGTCGTAAAAAAGGAAGAACGAATCGCCTTCTGTCTTTGAGCAGGTCGCATCCTGTCGCGTTTGTACGGGAAAAGAAATTTCAGCCCGCGCTTTGTCGCTGCATTGAAGACGGGGTTTAGGTAGACGGTCAGGCTCATGCTTCCTCGGTTTTAATCAAGGTATTCATCGTAATTGTAGTCAGTTCCCCGAACCTGCCGTAAGCTGTATGGTAGCTCATTCGCTCTAGCCCCTTGTCCGTGAACATTGTTACCACGGGATTTTCTTTCATGTTCTTCCGGTGGAGGACTTCTGTTTTTTCACAGTTATCATCGAGCCACTTGTGGATTTTAGCCATTACCGCAGAATTAAGACAGCGAGAACTCATGCCCAAACTGTGGACTTTATCTCTGAAACAATCAAGGGTAAACGATATGAAGTTACGAGACAGTGCATATAGAACAGACGGCCCTCTATCCGGGATCGGGGGTCTACCGCCCGGGGAGGGTCTGGCCCTCAGAAAAGCATTCTTTTTTATTTTCTTGGCCTTGACGCGCGCGGACTAGCTCTGAGTGATGGCGCACTCGCGAACAACCCAATCATCTCGACGTGATCTTCATAACCCGTTGTCAATCGACAATCGTTAGGCACAATATTGGGTATGTAAAACCTGACACTGTTGAATACCAACTACTTATCTAAAATCTCTGGCGCATTCTCACTTGTATTAGGTTTTTCGACGGTCACAACCTTCGCATCAAACACCTTCTTAACCGGCTCAGCGCTCCCCAAATGGAACGAGAAATGAGTGTTAGCCTTGGACTCATCGCCTAGACCCAGGTTGCGGCGTTGGATGTCGTCAAGGGTCTTTAAAGCGGTGGCGACTTCGGGGGCTGAATGCTGTTTCTTGAGATCAAGAGTGGAGAAACGGTCAATCAGCGTACTCACAGCATCATGAATCTGTGCCTGATGAGCAGAGACGTGAACATTGACGGCTGTTTGGGTTGCAACCTGTGATGCGTTGTGAGGCATCAGGTTTTCATCTGCGATCTTGTCAGCTATTTGGTCAATAACAACTCTCTTCTCTGCAGCCCATTTGTATCTTGAAGACCAAAGTCGAATCGTGCCCTCTTTAACGCCAGTCTCGCGGCTAATGCGCCGGACTGTAACCCCGGCGATGAACATGCCCTTGGCGTGTGCGCGGGTCTTAGGATCAATGTGCTCGATAACTGCGCCCATGTTTGGACTCAAGCACTTAGGACAAGATTAGTCAACAGGTTTGCGCTTTGAATCGTGTAGACTCCGAGCTTCCTCCCTGTCGGTCGGAGGGTAAAGGACATGACAAGCTAAATCAAGCAAATCGAGTATACTTTAAAGGTATGCTCGAATCTGGTTGAAAAAGCTTGACGATTGATTACCTTTGAAGCCGAAGCGGAACGAGAGTGAGCGGAGGCAGATGAGCGCAGCGATTAGAGTTTGAATTTGCCGATGACTTCGCGCTCAGTTAGTTGGAACCAAGCTTTCGGGTTGGCCTTGAGCAAGCCGAATTGAAGCCAGTCATTGGAAGGAAGAGGGATTTGTTTCATGGAGCTGATAATGGCTAAAACACTAGTTTAGGTCAATTCTCCTCTAAAACCCCTCTCCACAATGCCCTACAGCGCACGATCTTAAGTCGGGCTAGGTACGACTACCTTGCCAAAATCAATCTTGTTGATGACAGGAAAATCCGTCGTCCAGTTCCCGTCGATCCAATGAATGGTCAGTTGACATTGAGAACATCCACTTAACGGTGGATTACAATCACAAATGGAGGTTCCGGGAGAATGGAGACCGTGATAATTTGAGGCTTGGCAATAGAGACCGGGTTGTTGTTCGTTCATGATTCTAATACCATTCAGCCTGAACAATTTTACCAGCTTCCCCAGAAGCTTTATGCCAAGCTCTTCCAAGTTCGATAGGTTTGTTGCCAAGAGTTAAAGTCTTCGGAAGATCAATCGTGCCTCGATAATCGTAAGCCCTGACTTTCCCTGCGTATGAGAACAAGGCGAGAACATGAATGGTGGGTTCGGATTTCTCAACCCATCTTACTCTCAAAACATGTGCCGATATACCTGCAAATCTCAAGCATTCTGCGGTTATAACAGCTGTTGGAGCGCATGTGTTAGGAAGGGCTTTCATTGCACGGCCCATTGATAGCGAGAAATAATTTCGCGTGATGCTCTATACCATCCCCATTTGTCGCACTTGATGTTCCATTCGTCAGTATCGATTCTAAATGCCCGATCAAGCATCTTGCCGCCTTGGCATTTAATACATGACAAGCTTTTGTTGTCGGTTGATATCTCGTGTAAAGGCTTCATTGGCTTTCCATCCTCTCCTTATACCTCGTCCTAGTCTGCTCATATTCCCTCAAATAAGCCAAACACTCCTCCTTCTGATAGATGGGATGAAATGGGTTTCGCTTAACCGGCCTTCCGCACAGATGATCCAAGGCATCGTGATAGGCAGTTGTGCGGGCAGCGCATTGCAGGGCCTGGGTTCGGAATCGGTTCATAAATCGGCCTTTCTAAACGCCTCTTTGACCTCTTCAAATGTGCGATCTGGCATATCATTCCACCAAGGCAACTCCTCGTCAGGATAGCCCACAATCCTCATAATTTCATTGTATTTGGCCATGCGATGATCTGGATAGGTTTTAATGATCCATCCCTTCGCGCACCATTTGCATGCCGAAGGATCATCTACATCGCGCTCATTCCCGTTTTTGTCTAGGGCATAAGCTTGCTTACACCAAGTCTCCTCCCCAATCGCCTCGTGGATTTTCATTTTAGTAACTCCTCATTCCCATGAAATTAGTTTTGGGCTCGGGCTTCTTGAATCTCCAATGGGCTACGCTTCGTGCTCCGAATTTTTGAGCATGGTTCCCATTCCAAGAAGCAATTACCCACCGTAATTCAGGGTCTATCTCTTTAATTACGAGCGAATAGAGGGCGTTTCGATAACCAGCAGTATGTCCCATTCTTTGACGCTGAATCTCGTAAACAATCATTCCCGGCTTTAATTTATTTGATATCTTCATAACTCCTCTCAGCACTTGGGTTGGTTAAGCAAAATGGGCCATTAGATGCCAATCCGGTTCTTGGTAAGCTATTCCATGCTCTTGACAGAATCCCTTGAGCCGGTGCGTCCAATATTCTTTATTTAGCTCCATTGGCTTGATCTTCGCCGGACTCTCCCAATATGCAGTTTGAACAGTTTCTTTGATGGCCAGGAAGTGACCCTCAAAGTCATATCCATGCCACACCATTTCAAACAAGGAATCTTCCTCGTCGATTAGCTCCGTGATCATGGAAATTAAATCCGAATCTACGTCCTCAAGATTAAATCCCCATGCTATCTTTGCGTCTGCTGATTGTCCCATATTTACCTCTCCGTTTCTAGTGTTTGGTTGGTTGAATCTACTTCGTTGATGGCCCGCCCGATGATTTGCGGGATCGCCGGGACCACGGCGTTACCCAGTCCCTTGAGTCTGTCCACCCGATGGGAAATCCCATGAGCCACTCGACCCACGAGGGATTCAATGCCCCAGATTCGGTTGAGACGCTCTGACTGAGCAGGATCTGCTTCCCCTTCAATTGCCTCCGCTGGATCGCTCCCGAACCAAGATGCCCACGATCTCGGTTGTCTTGTGCGGAAGGGGTCGGAAACAATTTCTTCACTGCCACTTGGCTTGCTAATGTCGGAGTATTCCGATTCGCCTCCGACTTGGCGTTGGTCTCCTTGGCGTTGTGCGCCGTAGGGGTTGGCCAAAGCTTGACCGCACTGCTCAACCCCAATCCCGAATTTGCGGACGCTCCTGGCTTGTTGGCAGGACGATGCTTGACGTTCGCATTCCCATTCGGCGCATCGGGCATCGTGTCTGGCGTGGGCAATAATCCAGAGCCTGTCTCGACGATGGGGCGCACCAACGGCGCAAGCCGGTATGCAGTGCCAGACGAGATCATACCCGAGCGCGGCCAATCCACCGACGTACTGTCCGAAAGCTCTTCCCCCATCCAGATTAAGGATTGCTGGCACTTGTTCCATGAGCACCCATCGGGGTTTAAGAAAGCCAACGGCTCGCAAGAAGCTCGGGTAAAGATGCCTTTCATCGCTAGTTCCACGCTGCGACCCGGCAACGCTGAAAGGTTGGCAAGGAGGTGATCCGATAAGCACATCAACTGGCTCCGGATTATTCTCACAGAGAGTTGTGATATCACCATAGATAGGCACTCCAAATCGCTCTCGCAAGAGAGCTTGGCACCATGGCTCTCGTTCACATTGCCATTTGAGTTCCCAGCCGCATTGGTCAAGGCCAAGTTCCCAGCCTCCGATTCCGCTAAATGTTGTTGCATAAGTCATACTCCCTCTCCCCCCGCCAAAGCGGGCTTGGTTTTCGTGGTGGTTGGTCATAATTATCCCTCAATAAATCGTGCGTGCGCTCCGTCAAAAAGCCATGGAATATCCATTTCTGGCCCTCGTCGGCTCGCTACAATATCTCCAATGAGCTGACGCATGCCGTTAATGCGTGTAGCCGGATTAGGCTCACTCAAAATCATCACAACATCAGCATCCTGGGCAATGGCTCCCGTTCCTCTCAGATTGGCCACAGTGGGCCGGTTATTTTCTTTGCCCTCAACAGACTTGGTATTCACCTGAGAAACGAGCCCAATAGCTAATCCGGTCTCCATTGCCGTCGTCTTGATGATTCGCATGTTTTCCTCTAGTTCTTCGTGGCGTTTGAGGTGGTAGCTTTGCGATGCTGATTGCAAAAGCTGAAAGTAATCGATGATCAGGAACGAGTCGCCTTGCCGCGCTCGTTCTCTCGCAAGAGCGCGAAAGTCACCAATTCGAAGTGTGGGCTTGTCGTAGAACGAATAAGGCCAATCCCGAGCCCTGACCACCTGCTGAAAGAGAATGTCGCACCTTTCCGGCGTCAGCGTTCTTTCTTCCAAAGCATCGCGAACGATGCCGGTGACGTTGGCCATGATCAGCCGTTGCAAATCGTCCTTATCCATTTCGAGCGAAACAAAACATCCGGCAAACTTCTGTTGCCACCATCTGACGGCGATGTTGAGGGCCAACGTAGACTTGCCATGCTTTTGGACGGCAGCAATGACAAAGACCTGGCCTCCCCTAATCTTGATCGCGTCATCCATTTTGCGGTAGCCAGTAGGCAAAACACGTCCCTTGGTTTCGTCGCGGGGCTTGGACATGGATTCCATGAACTCATCCCAAGGCGCGGGGCCTGAGATTAGTTCGATGGTTGTGCCGCAGGTCAATTCATCCAAAAGCTTCACGGCCTTATCGATGTCAGGCTGTTTCTCTTCCTCATGGTTTTGAGCTAAGAGAACAAGGTTGATGCCGATTCGCTGTGTCTCGCGATCCTTGGCCTTTGACTGGATAATCTTCACGTAGGTAGTGATGGAAGCGGGAACGCCAAACGAGGTCATTGCTGACACAACGTCATTCATGGCATCTCGGTTGGAATTTAAATGCACCGCCTTAAGCTTCTGCGTGACCGTCAGCACGTCAATTGCCTTGTTCCCTAACCACATGGAGGAAATCACGGCAAAGAGGCTTCTGTGCGATTCTACGAAGAAATCAGAGGTTTTGAGGATTCCGACGACATGCGGACACGTTTCGAGCGGTTGCACGATCATGCTAGCCAAAATGGCTTTTTCACAGTCTTCGCTGTAAATAGGTAGTTCCTCGATGGTCATGGGAGATTGAGGGGGGCGATGTCGGTGGGCTTGGGAAGGATGGGGCGGGGAGGCGCTGAGGGCTTGGGGGAGAAGCCGTTTTGCTTTTGGGATGGCATCCACCCCGCGGCTTTCCATCCGCGAATAGTTGCCTTCCAATCTTTGATTGCCGCCTTTCCGTTAAAAAAACCAGTTCCAACCCACTTGAACCAAGTGGATTCGCCGTCAGAACTTGGAAGTCCTAGCGAAATACAAAATTCCTCGACCTCAATCTGAGAAATTGGCCGAGCCTTACTTTCTTTTCCTTCTTCTACCTTCTTACCATTCTTGTTAGTGCTCACTTGTTGCTCGGTTGTTGCTCGGTTGTTGCTCACTTGTTGCTCGATTGGATGCTCGCTTTGTTGATAGGTATTCCAGTTAAGTATTGTTATTAAACGGTTTAGATTTGAACTTTGCTGCTCAATTTGGTGCTCGGATTCGAGGGTATTCAAAATTCTCTCCACCTTATTTCTCTCCACCCTGCAAAAACTTTCAATCGATTTTCTGGATGTAATTAATTGTCCGGGCTTAAGTATAGTGTCTACTCCTTTGAAGATCATGCGGTAATCTTTGTGTGTCGCGTTCAGCAAAAGAAATGTCCAAACTTTCAGCCAATCACCGTCCTTGAAGCGGGGATGCTCCAAGAAACGGCGATGTAATTTTATCCAGCCATCGTTCATTGTTCGGGGTTTTCAACCATGAACTTTTTAGCGAGCCTCAAATGTTTGATAAACTTTTCGAGAAAAACCGGATGGATTAAAACAACGGATTCATCGTGTATTCCAGTTTGTTTGATTACAACATAGCCCCGATCATTCGCACAAACTTCCGTCATGTCCTGTTCTGGCAATATAAAAGTTGGACAACCGGCTTGTGATTCTTCTGTCATTTTATCTCCGCTCTATCCTGCCGACTCGTGTGTTGCGGGCGAGACAGAGCAAGGCACAGAAAGGCCAGGATGTCATAGCTGCACGAATCGACAGGATGGAATTGAGTTTTCATAATGCCCGCAACGGCTTTTCTACTTTCCTTTTCTACCCAAAATCCCTTCGCGGATCAAGTTAAATTGGTCTCCGCGCAAGGCTTGGTTTCGTAGACCCAGACCCAAGGATTACTTTCCCAATCGTGCCCGCCCTTGGCGTTGATGGAGTCCCAGAAATTGGCGTAAGCAGCTTTGATGTACGGTCTGCCATCAAGGTAAAGACCTTCAGCGTAACAGTCGTCAATGCTAATGTCCTGAACCCGCTCCACCCTCACATCGACAATCTCATCCAATCCCCGCGACATTGACCGGAGCATGTGCATGGCTGGCATGCCGCGCCATCCCTTCACGAATTTCCATTTCGAAGCCAAGGCGAAATCTTTCGACGAAAGAATAGGGTAATCTTCCTTGCCATCGGCTTTGTAACGAATGGCCATAACACGACGATCCCCATCACACTCGATGCCGCCGTAATCAAACGCCTCCTGCCAGTACTGGCGGTCGCCGAGGTGGCCTCGCGGGGCCTTCTCTTTGAATATTGTCGTCATTACGTAACTGTCCGTTGACGCAGTGTGGCAAGTGCCGATAAATTTACTCCCGCAGTAAATATCATCTCGTCCGTCAATCTTGACGCGAGACGGTTGCGGTTTCATCACGCGCCTAGTCTGATTTTTAATGCCTCTTATTTTAGCCACAATCATCTGTGCGCTGTACGGACAAGGATATTCTTTCACGACTCCTCCTTTGGCGCGTCGGGAAGGGGCTTGTAGTGGGTGATATCAGCCAGACCAAATGAGGCTCCTCCAATTACGTGCATTTCCGACAATTTGTTTAAAACTAAATATTTGGTGAGGCGACACACGGGATCAAATGTCATTTTCTTTTTCACTTCTAAAGTGACTGGAATCCACCTTGGCGCGACAGCATCGGCGACGGCTTGTAAAGCTGGCCTATGTGCAGCGGCATACGCACCATCCAGCCCATTATAAATTCGTTCCAATTCCTCAATCGTCTTCATACCCCGTCCTCCTGCTTGAAGAAGGAGTGTGGCGCATAGCGATCGGGCGAATACTCCCAATTTACTAAGTCTTTCTCCCCTATTGTTGATGGTTTGCCATAATAATTAAAGTAGCCTATTTGCAGTGAATGCTCGCCAATTGCGTAAACAGCCAGCCACACGTTTCCGTCCTTTCGCTTCACCCAAAACACCGGCGGCAGCTCATCAACGCGGATCAGGCGTGGTTTCGGTTGGGGCTTGATGCGGTGAAGAAGTATCCCATCCGGTCTACTAAATGCGGGAGTTTTTCCTGCCTCTAACGCACGCCAATGGCCACTGTAGAAATATTCGGTTGCTATTTGGGGATCAGCGGCCAGCGCAATCAACGCCTCGCCCGTCATCTTCATTTCTTCATTTGTCATAAATATCCTCTATTTGGTTGTTACTTTCAGTCCATGCTTTTCGGCCCACTCTTTCATTGCCGGCATTACTGGAATTGGCTTATTTTCTTCGATGCTTCCGCTCTCGGTTATACCAGTCGAAAGCATGATGGGGCGCATCCGACAAATCCCCTATTCATCGATCAGTAAATTCATTGCCGCCTTTAATTTCGGATTGTCACACTGATCGTAATTGTGAAGCATCTGCACGAGGAAAACGGGACACGCTTTCTTGCCACAAGGACAAGTATCGCATTGTGCATCCAGTTTTTCTCCATCAGTTCCATTTGAAAAGTAGGCCATAAGTTTCTATTGAGTTAGTTTCTCTATTGTGATTTGGTTAAAGTATCTCGATCAATACGCCTTCTTCTTCGGGCGTTGCGACTTTGATTTGTTGGACGGAAAGCTTAATTGCATCGTGGTTATCGTCGGTGATAAATCCCTTGTACCGGAGCCAATCAATTTCGTACTTAGGGCAACAATTGTCGGCGTCCTGAGGTCGTCGCGTGAATTGAGAAATGCGGACGTGAGGGCGTTTTGAAGCTCGCTTTTGTACTTCGCCCTGGCCCAATGATTCATCGCGAAGAGGCGGTTTAGCGATGGGAGCTTGTGGCCGGGTAGCCATAATCGGATTGGTTTTTCCATAACGCTGTTGAGTAACCTGCTTTCTATACTTCTCGGGTAAGTCTTGGATGTTCATGGGATTACCAGCCGGGGGTTTTTTGAGGGGGTGGGCATGGTTATTTATCTCCGCATTCGGTGGCTGCATCAGAACTTTCATCAATCAACTCAGTGGATTCGTTGTGTGAGGAGAGGAGTAAATCGACATCAACGTTCATTACCTTCATCGCGTTCGCCAACCTCTCCGCATCCTTCTCCGCCTTCTCCGCCCGCTCGTTTGCTTGGGCTAGTTGCTGGCGAAGGTCGAGTATTTCTTTATTTCTTTCTTCGATGCTTTGCTCGTAACGAATCAATCGAGCTAAATGCCTCTCCACGGCGGCTGAGGCTACGGCTTGGAGGCCGCTTCTTTTGGCTTCAACCTTTGCCCGGTTACTATCGTTATGTTCATTGAAACTTTTAGTCCATCCGGCGTTATATGCATCGAAGTAGATGGTCTCCCAACTCTTCTCCCCTTCTGATGGCGGGGGAGTCAAGCTGACCTTGCAAAGAGCCTCTATGACTTCCAAATCCTTTTTGGTTACGGTTTGTGTTTTCTCTGGTAAGCTATATGACTTTTGATAAGTTTTTTTGAAAATATCAGGCTTACACGGATAGTATTCTCCATGTACGCCACATATAATCCAATCACCGGGACTAACGACATGACCGCCCTCTAAAGTGGGACACCAACCAAATTTATCGGGATCGATAGCATGAATATCAATTGGATGGCGTGGATCAAGGTGCTCCACCTTTTTATGATCCCCATGCTTAAACCACTGAATTGCCTCAATGATAACAGGGAGCTTCTGGTAAAGATTATCAGTCTTGACGCTAGGCGCGGGAGTCGAACCTGCGCTGGACGTTCCACCCTTGATGGTGGAATCGGCAGTTTGATTGTCTTTCATAGGTGTGACCAACGCTTTCTATCTCGAATCATTGAGATTAGTCGTTTGCTAACGCCGTATTCTTGGGAAAGAGATAAAAGAGATCGTCCCTCGACTAATTGCAGGCGAATATTCACAACCTGGTATTCAGAAAGCTTGGCCCTTGGGTTCTTTGTTCCCGTATTGAGAACGGAAAGTTTTCGTTTGCAACCTTCGGTGATTTTAAGTTCTCCTGACTTCCAATGATCGCTTGTGTGCTGAGAAGCGGATTTTACCTCCAAGTTTTTCGGGTCATTATTCGCCTTGTCGCCATCCTTGTGGTGCACCACTTCGCCCTTCAAGAGCTTCCGTCCCAACAAGGCCTCCATTATGACCCTATGCTGCAAAAGCAATTTGCCCTTTATTTTGACTCGTTTGTACTGGTTCACGGAAATGATGGTGGACTTAGTGGACTCGGGAGTAAAGCTAAAAGATAGGTTTCTTTTTCAAGTCCAAATCTTGAGCAACCGGAAGATGCTTTAAAATAATGTCTTCAATCGTATGCACTGGAAGCGCACGAGTACCGGGAAAAGTTTCAATGTGAGCGTCTCGAATCTCTTGGGCGCATTGTTGACGGATGTCCATGGCAGTTAATTCCTCGCTATCGCTCTGAGGCGTTGCCTCAAAATTAATCACTCCATCCGCATGGGCGTCAGTCAGGGCTTGCTGATGACCCTCTGGATTGGATTCAGCCAGCTTCTCCGGCATTTCGCCTGTGCCGAGGCATACCGGACATTGGAATTGACCCACGGGAATGCGATTTATAAGCATGCCATCTCGACAAAGCGGATTCGTACACTTACTCATGGTGGTTGTCCTTGGGTGGTTGGGGGAGTGGTTGCCAGTGGGTCGGAAAAACTGGTTTTAAATCGGGCAAAGACCATTCTCCGTGTAAGAAGTATCCAGTTACCGTTCCGATGCTTTGAAGAAAGATTGAGTAATAGCCTTCCTTTTCCGGCAACCGCTCTGTCACCGGAACCCACTTCTCCTTCGCCTCCTCAATGGCTGCCAAAATCGCGGCGTGGTGGGATTCTGCGCGTTCCTTAAGATAGCTCGGACTACCGCCAGCGCCATAAGTATAACGACGTGCCCGTCCAGTAATCCAAAGATAGTAAGTCTGGTCTCTATGCGACCATTCTACTTCATAAATAAATCCTAATGCCCTAGCACATGCCTCAGTGACATCTGTCCAAACCAGATTCGATTGCGGGGTCATTTGCGATTTTTCCTTTTGTTTGGACAGTCTCATTTAGCGGCCTCATCGTTCCAAGTGAACTTACCTGTCTGCGGATCGTAGTGTGCGGCGTGGCGATCTATTGCCTGTTTCCGAAATTCACGGGCATCATCAATGTCGCAGACAATAACAATAATCAAGATGACGAATAAAAAATAGCAGAGAAATGCTAGAGGAAAGTGCGTCATTTTTTTCGTGCCTTTCTGATGGGAGTGACACGATACGCGGAATATGATTTGCCTTCACAAAGATCGAGCGTCATCTCGAAGCGAATGAACTTACCGACTTGCGAAGTGCGACCATAAGCGATAAAGCTTCCGTCATTAACCGCCTTCACCTTCACCCCGGCTTTCTTGCGCTTTGGGGTGGGGAGCGGGCGGTAGGCTTGATTGCCTTCACCTGTCCATTTTTGCGTAGGCCATGCATCGACCCGAACGAGGCTTCCACATTCGTAAACATCGCCCTTGCGCCTATTCTCGCCAATCTTCAAAGCCCTGCACGTCACAAGCTTCCCGTTGATCTTGATTTTTTTCTTTGTGGGGTTCATGGGATCAAAAAGGTAAATCTGAATTATCTTCCTCTTTTTTCAGAATACCTGTATCCATCTTAGGCAACGGCCCTTTATCCTCTTTCTTGGGCCGCTTGTAATAGGCAACGGCATTCTTTGGCTCGTATCCGTCTTGCTCTTGGATGCCGATATGCACGCGCCCAGATAGCCCCTCAACCGATTGGCAAGTAATCTGGCCGTCGTGATAAGCTTTCTCTGTTTGCGTGGACTGGCAGAAGCTCCAGAGCTTCTTATGGGACTTTTCCCCAAAGCTGAGGTAGTCCATAACAGTCGTTTCCTTGTCGCCGTTAAAAACGATAAGCGTCAGTTTGAGGTAAGGATCGCCCGATTGCTTGCCAGTTCCTTCTTCGGCTTTCCGCACTTCAAACGGATAGTCATTTTCGGGGAGAAGTTGAGCGAAGTCTTTGGGATCGGTAGGTTTGAATGATGGCATGGTCGTTATTTGATTTTGGATTTAAGGAATGTGATGACTTTTTCGGCGTGGTCAGAGGAATAATCCTCGAAACTTTCAGCGTTGGCTTTGGAATTCCATTTTTCAATTTGTTCTGGATCAACACGAACGGTCTCAATGAGACGCTTGATTTCCGCTACCTGTTCAGGAAGGGCAAGCTGTACTGGAACAACAGGAGATTCGATGGCGTCTTTGCCGTAATGATCGGCAAACTCAGGATAGGACAAGGTGAATCGTGACGCGTCGGGAAACCCTTCCAACCTGGACTTGGTGACGAGTCCGATACGATCTGGCCCTTGTTTGATGACGCGAATGGTCAGGTCAAGTTCATAAATTAGCTTGTCCCAAACATCGGCAATCTTTCCAATTTCCGTCCGGTTGCCCTTAGAGTCATTTCCCCATTCGGTCATCTCGTGAGCCACAAACCACACGTTCATGTCGAGTTTTTGAATCCATGCCACCAGTCGTCGCATATTGGCAATGGCAGGTTTTTTGGAAGCCCCGAAGGCATCCTTCTCGCCGAGCTTATCAGCCTCGTCAGCAATGCAGACCTGATAGAGTTTCGTAATTGAGTCGATCACCAGCGTGCGGTAGGAGTGCTTCTCAGTGGCCAGGGCCTTAACCTGATCGAGAACTTCTGAGAATAGCAGAGAGCCATCCTCTTGGCCCATATACGCGCCCTTGGCATCTTTCAACCTTTGCTGGTAATGCCTTAAGTCTGCCCCTCCTTCCGTGTCGATATAATATGGGTTCGGGAATGTGAGAGAAAACCAAGTTTTCCCAGCTCCGCTTGCCCCGAAGAGCAAGCCCTTAATGTGCCCCGGTTTTGTAAGCTCGGGTGCTTTGGCTTTTAGTTTTGACATAAATTTATCATTTCAAATGCTTAATCGGATGCCCCGCAAGCGACACGTCAAACGAGTTGGTCTCGCCATAAGGAGGGCGGATGCACAGTTGCGCGTGAGTTCGGTAATCGGGCAAATCTATTGGCGGATGTGTTTCGACCTTGGGTAGGTACGTAGAGGCCATGAAGCCCACGCAAAGAGCCAGAAGTAGGGTTAGGGCGAGTTTCATTTGGGCAAGGTTCCCGTTCCGTCCATACATTTAGGATTAGGCTCTGTTTCGATGACCGGCCCATGTGGCTGCTTTTGGGTGGCACCGCACGATTCACAAGTAGGAATAGGGGGATTTATTCCCATCCATACAGTCGGAACGCTTACGCGCCCTCCGCACCGGCTACAGGTTCCAATGGTAGTATTCATATAAATCTCAATTCGGGGTGATGGGGTTATTTGCGCCAAGAGCTGGTATGAATGTTGTACTTAGAGAGCTGGCGCTTGAGTTTGGCTAAGTCACCATTCCAGCAATCGGCTTTTGAAAGATCGATTTCAGCGAGCATTGCCGCCATGTTTTTGGCCTGAGAACGTACCGCTCTCATAGTTCTCTGCGCCTCTTCTACCGCTTCTTTTGCTTCATCGAATGTCATAAATTAAATCCTACTGGTTTTGGGTTGGGGTTAGGCTTTATCGATTTCTACGCGCTGTAGGTCTCCATCAAGCCACGTGTCGTTATTACGATCAATTTTGGAGGCAATTTCTTCATGGATTCTTCCTGCGAAACCCTAATGATCTTCGAGGGCCTTGGAGTAAGAACGAAAATCCTTTGAAGACATCTCGACGGTGTCGGTATAAGTGGTTTCCTCTGTTACGGTGATTCTAACTTTCATAATTTTTACTCTTTTCTGTGATTACGGTTGGTTGGATTCAATATGCAAAGGGTTCGAGAATCTCTTTTTACAATCTCCACATCTCAATGTTTTGGGCTCAGGCCCGTGCGTAAGCGAATCGAGAGAAGTGTCCTGTATTTCTGCTTTTCCATCAGTGATTGTAATAACCTCCTGCCAAGGTCCGGTAACGCGGGTTACACGCCAAAAGGCATCTGATTTGCAATAAGGACATAGAAATTTACTCATAATTAATCCTCAATCATGCTCATGTGCCCAAAGCGATCCCCCGGAAGGTCTGCCTTTTCAGTGATAGCCGTGGCGTTCACTTCCTTCGACATACGGGGAGGGCATACTGTCCCCGAATCATCTTTCCTCTTTTCGTCAGTAATTGTCAGGGCGGGGGAAAGGGAGGGCCCGGTTGGAGTTTCACCAACGCTTGCCTTGGGGAGACTAGTACCCGCAGCATTCCCGGAGGTCGTTCCTTGATCCGGCGAGCCCAAATTGAATTGATCGGGGTAGCTTATTCCGTTCGCGTTGCCGTTACTTGGGGCCAGTTCTCCGCCGATCAAATTGAATTGAGTAGGCGAGGCTTGATTCTCGCTAGAAGACCTAGGGGAGGGCTCCAGCCCGCGCTCCTCGTTATGATACTTGGCTCCGGTTTGTTGGCCTATCAACGTATGGCTATCAGAAGCACTCTCTGTGGTTACCTGGTTCCCTCCGAACCAGCGATGTTCTCCCTTGTTTCTAGCCAACCCAGAGACCTCCGTTTCGCTAATCGCTTTGTATGGGACTTCGCCTTCACTGCCTTTCTCACTTACGGCCCGTCCATCCGGGCTGCTACTCAAATTGGTGGACTCAGGAAGGATTCGCACCTCCAACTCCGGGACATTCGCGCTTACCGGTGACTTGCTTTTAGTCGATGAGTCCAAATCTGCGACAGGCAAGGAACTCTCACCCTCTTGCTGATGGGCTCCATACGAAGCCAGAGCAGTCACGGTTGAGCCTGTCGATAAGGGGGCGGACAAGGCGGGATTTGAACCCACTAGCAGTTTAAGACCCGAATCCTTGCTTAAGGGATCAGTGGGAATGCGCGTCTCACCGTGCTGCTTGTCCAAATTCTTGCTCGCGTGCTTGCGGTAGGAGCAGAGGACTGATTCGAGGTGTTTGCAGATCGCCTCCTGTGGCGAAACCTGACGCCATTGCAAATAGACCTTAGATGCCTCAACTGCCGACAGCAACTCCTCCACCAGATGCAACCTCTCGCGTAGCAAGGTCTCCACATTCCAAGCGCGAAGTTCGAGCGCGTTGAGTTCTGCCGAAGTCTCGAGCGGAGTCATGCGGAGCGCGTCTTGGATGTACCAGTGTTTCATTTTGAGGCCTCCGTTTTCGGACACTTGGGATGAGTAATCCCAACACATTTCCAGTCTTTGAGAAAAATCCCGAACCGCGCACGACATAAATATGTGGCACGCTTAGACGGCATGCCGCTCGCGCCGGATACATAACGCTTTATCCTTAGGGGACAATCGCAGGTCTTCATTCTATCCTCCTGAAAGAAGGCTTCTTCAGCGCCTGATCCAAAAGCAGCATCCCCTTCTTAAACGAATGGAGAAGGCCGTACTTCGTGCGCTCTTGGAGCGTGAAGTTTACTAAATCTTGGTTCGTCCATTCGGCATCGCGCAGGGTTGGGGCGTTATCGAGTTTGGGGATGGAGTCGTTCATTTGGTTTTCTCCCGCTCAGCTAGCATTGCGTCAGCGTAGGCCCATGCTCCACGCGCACATTGAAGCTCGTTCTCATTTGGCACAATGCCTGAAACATCACTTACTGGCTTATGCTTAGTGATAATTGCCTGCATCGCCTTCGCCGCAAAATAATCTCGCAGCGTCATGCCGGGTTGCGTAGGCGCAATTTGTCCGGACTTGTCCGTCGGCGTTACCGGAAATGCCGTTCCTCCGTCAGTCACAAAACCCTCCCTTCCCGCATCGCCAGCGAAACCGCGTCACTCGTCGCGAATCGTGCGGGCATTAGAAGCTTCGGAAATTGAGCAGAGCGGATCATGGACTGGCCGTGAGTTGGGAGAACGACCGGTCTCGTCGCCATGCGCTCGGGCTTTTTCATGGCCAAGATGGCGATTTGAGAAAGAGTCTTCATTCGTTTATTTCGTTTGGAGGTTAGCGGTGCATTAGGTTGAAAACAATGAATCCCTTGGGCGCAGTATGGATTTGAAAGAGGGTGAAAAGGCAATCCAGACCATGGATCGCAAATAAAAAGCAAGCCCCAGCAGAAACGAACGCTACGAGGTGGCGAATGAAGGACTTCTCCATTTTGTCACTTCCATAGACGTCAAGGGCCTCTCCCTTAAACGGAATAGTGAAATAGCGATAAGAGACAATCACCAGAATGATGCATGCCAGAATATCGATTCCACCCCATTCACCATGCTGCAAAAGCTGGAACGTGATATACTGCTGATAGGCGTCCGGAGCATGATCTTTGAGAATATCAAGAAGTTGTTGAGCTGTTTGATTCATAATTTTAGTTGTTCAGGGGATACTTGGGTTTGGTTCTAGTAGGCATTGAAGGAGAAGTACGGCTTGTCAGTGAGATTCGGCATGACATCCAAGTCGGCCATGGAGTCCACGGATTGGATCGCGGCCAGAACTTCGCGCTGAACGGTGGCCAATTTCAGTTTGGTGGAATTGATCCACATTTTCTTCGCCAGTTTTTTGAGTTCGTCGAATGAGGGCAATTCCGTCCCCCAACGCGCAAGCAGGTACTGCTCGGTGTCGTATTGGTAACTCGCGGGGCCGGTAACGACTTTCTTTGTACCAATTAAGAGCGGGTCTTTGATGTCGGCGTTTTCGGGGTGCCAGACAATAAGGCTGTCGAGATAACCGGTTTCGTTGGCGTGCGCAGCAACCTGCAAAACGCGGAGTGGAATGATGCCGTCGCGGTAGGCCTCAATCGCCGTTCTTTTCGGACACAACAGTCCATAAACAAGGCCCTCTTCCTTGGTCAGCTTGCGATAAGGGAAACGAGTGACGGTCTCTGTATCCGTCAATCCCAACTGACCAACGAGATTCAATTTCTCAATCAACTCGCACGCCTCACTGTCGGCGGCAAGCAATGCCATTTCATCTTTGGACTCTTCAACTTCGAATGTTTCAACGATCATATATTCCTTGGTTATTGTTTGTTGGTCGGTTCCGTTTTGTTGCGCAACTTATTTGCGCGGCGATAAAATTTGTTGGCGTGGCCGATCATCATGCTAAGTACGCCTTTATCCTCCATGCCCACCAAAATTGTGGCATTGTGCTTGATCGCATCAGCCATGCGTTCGTACCCCTTGGCTCTGCGCTCGCGGCTTTCATAAGTTGATTGACTCATGATTATTTCTTCGCTCGGCTGGGTTTGGCTACTGTGGCATCAAGCGCATCGCGCATCAGGTTGCGGGCGTGCTCGGCTAAAGTAATAGCTTTGGGCTTGGTCGTCTTGACTCGCTTCAAAAGCGGCTCCTCTTTGGGCGGGAATGAGACCGTGATGTATTCGCTCATAATTATTGACGGCAAGGAAGGGCTAACCGTTCCTGAATTTTGTTGTGCATGGACTCTTGCCATTCTTGAGACCATGCGGTGTGTTTGGCTGTTTCAAGATCGCGAAGCCCCATTACATGACCGGGAGTAAACAGATAGAAGTCCCAAACGGGAACTGTTCCTTCGGTGGAAATCAAATCTCCTGTGAATTGATCGCGCTCAACATAGCAGCAACCGTGAAGACCGAAGCTTAGCGCAACAAGATTAGTTCCCTTGGGGGCATCCTTCTTGAACCGGAAACGCTTAAGCCCCGAGGGGATTGCGCCAACCCATCGAATCGTTTTGTCCATGCAAGTAAGATGCACGAAACCCGCGATTCGTTCAAGAAAAATTTAGCTTTTTTTTCGCTTTTGTTTGTAAAGCGTTGAAACAGCCAAACACTACGAACCAAAGGTTTTTCTACTTACGCGCCAAGACTTCGTTCAAACCATCATCTGTCACGCCGCCGACATTAAGGTATGAGCATGAGAAATACTGACACCAATCGAAAAATGCGCCGATCAATGCGGGTGAAGATGAAATGTATTGCTAAAGCCAGGGCGTGCCCGTCTTGCGCCAGAGGCAATGCGCTAAAAATTGTTGACGTAGAAGACGGAGTGATTAAAGCCTGCCGCTATTGCCCCTGGGAAGACTTTATTTCACGATGGTCGTAGGACTTCGTTCAAATCGTTCCAAGTCGCGGGATATTTCGCATCAAGATCGTAATTGTTCCAAGGATAATTTGGCGCGTAGTACCAGTATTGCGCCCAACGCTGGCATTGGCTGCGGTATTCCTCAGAGGAGACTAGCTCTAGGAGGGTCATCGATGTGCTTGGAGTTGATACTGCTTGCCATCAACAATGGCCGGTACGCCCGGAAAGATTGAATAGCGAATCACGCGCCGCTCTTCTCCTCCCGTCGTCGGGCTAGAAGCAACGCCAATGGCTCGCGCCGTCGCAATACTGGCCTCTCCCAATTTGTTGACGGGGCCAATGTCCCCCACTACCGCAAACGTACTCTGGCCGTTCTGTGCGTTCATAACCTGGGACTGACAGCCGAGGACAATGCCGCGAACAGATCGAATAATCTGAGGCGGGAGAACGATATATTTATCCACATCCGCATTCAACGCCTTACCGTCTAAATGGAGCGTGGTGTCATTCTGATAGCAGGGATCGCCATGGGAAG